AAGAGTGATAGCCGTATTATGTATCTCGGGACTCCTCAGACTACTTTTACTATTTATCGTAAGCTGGCAGAGCGTTCGTATCGTCCCTTGGTTTGGCCAGCAAGATATCCCCGTAAATCCAAACTCTCTCAATATGAAGGATTACTAGCACCTCAGATCCAGGCTGACCTCGATTCTGGAGCGTTAGAATGGGAATGTACTGATGATAGATTTAATAATGAAGACCTAATAGAACGTGAAGCATCTATGGGTCGTTCTAACTTCATGCTTCAATTCCAACTAGATACAAGTTTATCAGATGCAGAGAAGTTCCCACTTAAGATGGCTGATCTTATCGTTACTTCTATTAATCCCTCTAAAGCACCCGAGAATATTATATGGTGCTCAGACTACTCAAACGTTATCAGAGACCTCCCAACTGTCGGACTACCAGGAGACTACTTTTACTCTCCTATGCAAATACAAGGTGAATGGCAATCTTACTCTGAAACAATTTGTTCAGTTGATCCCTCAGGTAGAGGTACAGATGAAACAGCAGCAGCTTATATCTCCCAACGTAATGGCTTCCTATACTTGCATGAAATGCGAGCTTACAAAGATGGATACTCAGATAGCACCCTGTTGGACATACTTAGAGGATGTAAAAAGTTTGGAGTAACTAAACTTGTAATTGAAACTAACTTCGGTGATGGTATAGTAGCTGAACTGTTTAAAAAACATCTACAACAAACTAAACAAGCTATAGATATAGAAGAAGTCCGTGCTAACGTTCGTAAAGAAGATAGAATCATTGATAGCTTGGAGCCAGTTCTTAATCAACATCGTTTATGTATTGATAAAAGTGTTATTGATTGGGATTATAAATCTAATC